AATTTTGGCTGTTCCATATGTTATAAAATTAAAAAACCTTTAATGTAAATTATACACTAAAGGTTTCAAATTATCAAATGGTTTGTTGTTATTTTCCTATTACGATGTCTTTGAAATCCAACTTATTCATTCCTCCTATATCATTTTCATCCGTAAATTCATCATACATAAATGTTTTAACTACGGAGACAATACTTTGTTCACACTGAGCGATTTTACTTTCCATCCAATCTTCTAATTGTTCCCCATCTTCCATATTCTCCCACATCGTCATTGCTAATGTCGCTATCACATACAATTGCGACTTAGACATATAAGACCCTTCTTTATGTTCCTCATTTACCTTTCTTAACGCTCCGACCAAACTTTCAAGTTGCTTCTCAGATATTATAATTCGTTTCATATTTCTTTTATTTTATAAATATTACATAATTCTAAATAAATTCACTAACAAAAGTAGGATTTTACGGATTTTACAGATATTTATTGATATGGAAAAGAAAAAAACACTCCAAGAAAAAAAAGTTAAAATATCAATAACTTTGAGTCCATATTTAAATAAAAAAATGGAAAATGATTTAACAAATAAATCAAGGTTAATTGAGAAGTTATTAAAAGAATATTATGGAAACAAAGATTTGTAATATTTGTAAAATAGAAAAAAGTATTTCAGAATACCATAAAAACAAAAACAGAAAAGATGGTTTATCGTCTGATTGTAAAATATGCGCAATTAATCGTAGTAATGCGTATTATAAAAATAATAAAAATATAATATTAGAAAAAAACAAAAAAAATAAATCAAAATATAATAAAGTATATCGTGATAAAAATAATGAAAAAGAAAAAGAACGATTTAGAAAATACTATTATGAAAATTTAGATAAAATAAAAGAAAGACAATTATTATACAGGGAAAATAATCAAGAAAAATTAAAACTATTGCAACGAAAATCAAAACAAAAAAATAAAGAAAAAAATAAAGAAAAAAATGCACATATCATCTCTTGGAGGACTTTATTAAACAATTCACTAAAAAGATTTAATACAAAAAAAGAAAGTAAAACAATTGAGATGTTAGGGTATTCGGCTCAGGATTTAAAAGAACATATTGAATCTAAATTCCTTGAGGGTATGTCTTGGAGTAATAGGGGTGAATGGCATATTGACCATATTAAACCAGTATCAAGTTTTGATAAAAATGAAAAAATGTCAGTGGTTAATTCGTTAGATAATTTACAACCTTTATGGGCGAAAGATAATTTAAGTAAAGGTTCAAAAATAATATAATAAAAAAAGGGAGACATTACATCTCCCTTTGGGGCCGAAATCGGCATTTTCCACCACTCCGTTATACGATACAGAGAAACGACATATTATCTTGTAACCAATGCTTCAACTTTACTTCTAACTTGGTCTACAACACTCACCTCATCCATTGATGTGATGATGATACAATCAACCAAGTGTTTAGATGGGATATGAATCAAGAAGTCAGTCCCGTTGAAGAACGATAGGTCGTTCTTTAGTTCAATACAACCATGAACCATTTTAAGGAACAATTTGAATTGTGTTGAGTCAACAAAGGACTCATCTACCAAATTACCAAACTTCTCGTGAACGATTCTGATGTTGTGTTTTGTCATGTTCATATCCTTATTTTTTACAAATATACAATTTAAATTATAAACTACCAAGTGAGTTAGCGAAATTAATCATTACCTCATTACTATTATTTTTTGGTGGTCTTACCGCACCCAAGATAAGTTTAACCTCACCAGTCTCAATATTAACATTGTATTGAACTCTAACCTCAGCTCCATTATCGTAGACAACTCTGATAGTTGTCGCATCCATCATACTGATACTATTAGTGTTAAACTGAACTCTTGCGTAATTAAGAGCCATCTCTCTCTTTTTCTCTAAGAGAATTTGGTGGTCATAGGCCGCCCACTTTAGATTAACGAAATCAGTGATTTTATTGACAAAGGTCTTTACTGATTTGTAATACACTTCTTTACCCCAATCCATTCTCAATCTTAATTTGAATCCGTGATTGGTTATATTCCAAGAGCGTCTACCTGAAGTTTTATGCTCTTCTACTACAATATCAATAGTATTAATATATTTTTCAGGTAATTTACCAACATAACTAATACGACACTCATTATATGACATTTCAATAGTATCAACAAGGACCGCCTCATTGTTTACCCCTTGACGAAAATATACATCTTTAGCATATCGTTTTGCGGTTTTGGTTAATGCGAAGTCAGGAGAGTGTTTTTTGATTTCTGCGAAGTATTTTTCGTACTCAGATTCAATCTTACCTATATCGGCAATATGTTGTTTCATCTGTTTAATAACAGAATTTCTTTGGGCTAATACTTTCTCTTTTAAGGATTGTTTTGTTTCTGTTGTCATTGTGGTGGTGATTGTTTGATGAATACAAATATATGTAAAGTATTATTATTTTCCTAATACTCTTTTAATAATTTCATAAATTTCATCATATTTTTCACCGAAAGGTAAATCATCTTTACCATAGTAACCACACTGAGTGTGTTCTTTACCATCCTTAGCATTCTCAAGGTCAGGTATTAATTCTTTACCACTATTTTTATAATAAACATATATTATGGTTCCGTTATCTCTTGTAATAATATCAATTAATTTAATATCACCAGTTAACTTGATATTAGTTTCTTCAAAAAACTCCCGTTTTGCTCCGTTAATCGGACTTTCATTAGTATTAACCTTACCTAAAGGAATAGACCACTCACCACCATACGCTTGTTTTTCAGCTCTTTTACACATTAATACCTTATCACCGTATTGGATAATCGTACCAGAAACAACTTTCATTTTATCAGTATTCATATATTTATCAGTATATGATTATAAGTATAAACAAAAAGAAATTCAAAGTAAAAACTGTAGTTTCTAAAAAAGATACCATCAATGGTATGATGAACAAAAAGTTCAATACAGAATTCAACGGAATGTTATTCATTATGGACGAAGGTGAACATTGTTTTTGGATGAAGAATTGTATAATCCCATTAGACATTATTTACATTGAAGATGGTAGGATTACCGAGATTCATCATGATTGTCCTCCGTGTAAGTCAGATGATTGTACTAACTACTGTGGTGAAGGAGATTTTATATTGGAAGTTAAAGGTGGTACTTGTAAAAAGAATGGAATTAAAGTGGGTGATTTAGTCCACATCTAAACCACCCTCTTCGTCAATTTTTCTTTGTAATATCTCAATAAACTTATTTCTCATATCCATAATCAAATCTCTAGTTGTTCTTTCCTTCACATCTTCAGAACCTTCATTTTCTTTATTAATTTGTCTCATGGCCGCTTCAACTTGTTTAGGTGACAATTTTCTATATTTTAGAAGTTTACCTTTTATGTCTTTAACAAAATCATTATCACCTTTGTAATTAGCAATTGGTAATAATTCTTCAGGTAAATCTTTAGTATATGGTTTAGCATAATTACTATATATGAAATTAATACCCGAAATATTTGTTATACATTTATGACCACCTGAATTAGCATCTAAAAAATCATACCCATTAATTGAGTTTCCGTTATAAGACGGCATTTCACCATATATTGCTTCCATATCTCTTTTAGTGAAACCAACAGAATCTTCAGTTGCACTTCTTTCAGATATCTTTTTAATAAGCGAATATGGTAATATTTGTTGTTCTAACTCAGGTTTAAAAAATTCTAATACTTCATCTTTGATTTTACCTAAATCAATCCCTTTAAGAGCTCGTTCTTTTTTAAATGGATTACAAGATGCTTGGACCATACCGACTGATGCCATACCAGTAACTAAAAAGTCAGCATCAGGATATAATTCAAATGGGATATATCTATCATATGAACCTTTCTTCATATGACCTAAATCAAATTGTGTTAAAATATTACCGATAACCTGAACACCAGCATTAGTCGCAGTACCTTCTTTTCTATCTTTAATATATTTTTCTTGGTTTTTTATCATTGTATCAATATCTGCATAATTCCTTTCTATTGCAAATTGTTTAATAAGATTATAGATACCTTTAATAGATGGTTCAGAACGCATAACCAAATCCTCCATAAATTTAGGATAATTCTTATAAGCCAATAATAGTTTGTTGGTAACAAGTCCCAACATAACCATATTCTCTCTACTAGTTTTATTTTCATCAAAACTAAATATGAAATTCATAACCATCTTGGGAGTAATATTATTCATAGCGTAATTAGCCGAGTCTACTGTTGAGATTATAAATAAATCAACATCTGAAAATAATTCTTTTGGAGAGACCGTTTGTGATATCGTCTCAACATTTGACCTTGAATGTTTGAAACTTGTTGATGTACCTTTTTCAACACCCGCTTGGCTATCGTGGTGGTCTGTATGTATTTTAAACATTGGTTTTCCGTGAGCAAAGTCCACTAACACAGGCATAACCTCACCTTTAGCGTCAGGTTTCTTTATCGCCCATTCTTTTTCACCATATTGTATAACTTCACAATCAACAACTTCAAAACCTTGATTCTCAAGATACTTTTTCATTGCAATTGCCGTTGTTACCCCATCCAAATCTTGATGAAAATAAATTTTTGCTTTCTTGTATCTTTCATGAATATTACCCATTTCATCATCACTGTCAGAACCTAAAAATTTAGTAATATCTCTAATACCTGATTCAGTAATAATTTTTTTGATGACAGTTTTTAATTCTGATTCTGTTAATCTTACCTTTTTTTTCATATTACTTAGCAAAAATTGATGACAATAGACTACCTATTGGGTCTAATTTAAATTTATTATCTTTTAATGAATCGTCAGTTTTCATTGATGAGTCTTCAACTTCACTATCACCTCCAAAATCTTCATTCCAGTATTTTTTAGCTTTAGCGGTTTTATTGTAATCCTCAATTTCATCATCAAGATTTGGTACTTGTTTTATTAATTCATTAGGTCCTACAAAGTTTCCAATACCCAAACTATCAAGTAAACCTAAATACCATTTAGTTCGTCTCATTAATGACCTTGTTGCAGCATTGCCAAACAATCTAGGGGCACCTGCCGTAAATTTTTGCCATAAAGAGGCATCTGATGTAATATATTTTAAATAATTTTTTCCTTGACCGTAATCTCTAAAACCTCTGAACCCTGTTTGTTGTCCCATTAATTTGGCGAACTCTTCTTTCTCAGCAGCAGATAATGCTTTTTCACCTTTTAATCCTGACTTAAGTATTTCACCCTCAGCCTTCATATATCTACTACCTTTTGTGAATAATCTAATAAACTCCTCAATCAAATTAACTAATCTTGGACCTAAATAAGGAACTTTACCCACTGACGCTCTTAATATTTCAATTAACTTGGTTGCCCATTTTGGAGCTGTTTCTACTAACTTAGCAACAGGTCCACCAATTTTTTCAGCGGTAGACGCCATCTTAACCGCATCACCAGCAACAGTTGCCGCTTTAAACGCTTTCATACTATCACCACCTATCTTAATCGCCCCTACAACAGGTTTGGCTAAAACATCACCTAAATAAGGTAAAACAGATATAAATGACAATAAAGCGAATAATTTATCACCTTGTCTCCAATAACTAATACCGTTAATTAAATCTACAACACCTGTTGGGTCAAATATACCAACAATATCCCCAATAGTATTATACCATTTAGATTCATTAATTAATTTAGCTTTTTCAGGGTAAGTTGCTTTTAGGAATTCAACAACAAAAGTTTTATCATCAATACTAAGTTTTGACCACTTTTCTTCTAAGATGTTGAAAAACTCTTCCTTATATATTTGAGTCATCTTTGATTTAAGTTCTGACTCTGTTAATACTATACCATTCATTGACATTTTATTTATTCTATAAATATTAGAATAAACAAAAAACCCCAACTTTTATTGGGGATTCTCAAATTCTAATTGTTGTTGTCTTTTTTGTTCAACAAATGCTTGGACTCGTTCTGTTGCAATTTGTTGATAGTTAGGTGATAATTCAATACCTATCCATCTTCTATCTAATATCTCAGCAGCAACCAAACTTGTTCCTGAACCCGCGAATGGGTCTAATATTACATCATTCTTATATGATAATATTTTTATGGCTTTCGTTGGGATATCCATTGAGAATGTTGCTTTAGTTAATGATTTAGTGTCCGCAAAATACTTCCACTGACCGAACACCAATTCCATAAACTCTTTCTTATCCATTTCATCGTATACCACTTTCTTTTTGAATGTTCCGTCTTCTTGTTCAATCTCTACGGTTTCACCCTTCCATTGTGGTTCACCCTTAACTTTCTTAATGTGTTTGTTTTTGTACGCTAAAATCACACATTCCTTCGGGTTATATATGTACGGCGAACTCGGACTCATCCATGAACCCCAAGCAGTTGTTTTACTACGATGAGGTGAATCTTCTTCAAGGTCAACAATACCAAAGAACTTAAAACCAATTCGTTTCATTACTTGGTATACTTCGGATACAAAAAATATTCTACCTCCTTTGTCTTGTCTATTAATTTCATAAGGAATGTTTAACGCAATCCTACCATCATCTTTTAATATTTGGTAAGCTTCAGTCAACCACTCTTTGGTAAATTTAAGATACTCATCAAAATATACATCATCGTCGTGTACGTCATAGGCAATCCCGACTCCATAAGGTGGTGATGTAACAATTAAATCAACCGAATCAATCGGCATTTCCGACATCACTTTAACACAATCACCATTGGTGATTTTTCCTAAATAATGTTCTATCATATTAACTTTATTTTAAATGGTAATGATAACCTTTACTTGATGTATCACCATAACCTTTATAAATGTTATGGTCATCACCATTATAAGTAATTCCCGTGACTAATTCAATCATATCGCCAATGTTTGTTAGAGATAATTTAAGTAGTTCAGGATTAAATTCGCCCTCTAATGGTATATCATAAATTACATGTTCACCCTTACAATAATCCTCAATAAACAAATACAAACCTTCATCACAATATTTGTCTTGGAATTCTATGTTATCATAGTCAACCTTTTCTGTTTCATAGATTATTTCACCATCTTCATTCTCCACTCTAAAATATAATGCGTCAGGATAAACACCCATAATTGTTTCTTCAGGACTATCAAAAAAAGATTCAACTTCAAGTATTTGACATATATCGTCATATTCCATATTATCACCTTCAACATCTTCGTTATAGAAAGTATCAAACTGTTCTTCGTTGATTTTGAAGGGGTATATTTCGGACCCTCTGCCTCCAATTATAATTTTATAATATTTCATTTTAATTTAAATTGATTTCTTCTTGATGACACAATACTACTTCTTTGTTTTCCTCATCAACAAAGCCAGCAACTATCGCTTTATCAACCCTATATCTATATTCTTCGTTAATAATACCCTCTTCCCCATTGACGCAAGAATAATCATCAAATTCTTCGGGTAGAGAATTTAACCATTCTTTAAGTTCTTTTAATTTCATTACTCTTTTTTTTAAAGAATAATAATTATAAACCAATAAATCAAATAGATTTTACCAACAAGAAATCAGAACAAGACCGTCACCACCTCGTCCACCACTTCCTCCTGTTGATGCATATGAAGCACCACCTCCACCACCACCTGAACCATAAGAACCTCGTCCACCAATACCTCCGACCGCTGCACTAACACCTTTAGAACCACCACCTGAACCACCCGTATATACCATAGGTAAGTTTAAGTAAGATTCTGTTGTTGGGTTAATCCCATTAAACCCACTCTTACCTCCAATAAGTGCAGCTGTTGACCCATCAGCATTACCACCTAAAATACTAGGTAAAAAACCACTACCTATAATGTCACCACCTGCTCTTGTGTTGGCACCTGATATACTAACACCACCTCCACCAGCACCACCTGTAACAGGTAATGATGGTGTAATGCTCGTTCCATCTGTTGGTGTATTAGCACCACCAGCACCACCTCCTTGTCCATTTACAGAGGTAATCATACCCATATTCGCCAAAGGGTAATTAGTGTATGTCCATCTAGTTCCAGCAGTTCCACCAACTCCTGAACCTGAAACTGAGTTGGTACCTCCACCACCACCACCCGCAGCGGCGTCTCCACTTTGAGCAACAATAAATATTGGTGATGTACTAGACCTGATTGATACATAAGATAATACACCCGATGCCGCCCCAGTACCCGCTGCGGCCCCATTAGAACCTATCCCAACACTAATATATAATGTATCGGGTAATAAAAATGCGGGGTATAAAGCCACGGTAATAGATGATGATGCACCACCACCACCTCCTCCTCCTGAGTTGTTACCACCTGTTCTACCTCCACCACCAGCACCGCCAGCACCAATAACATACATATAAACAAAATTAATGTTAGATGGTTTTGTCCAAGTTTGCCAATTAGTACTTGTAGTTGCGTAAAACACTTTGTGGTAAAGTGATTTATTTGGTAAATTTAATATATCCATATAATTAATAACAAGTTACTATCACAATACCATCACCACCACGACCTCCAGGGCCTGAGTTATTGGTTACACCAACACCACCACCTCCGCCACCTGAGCCGTATCCACCAGCACCACCTGACCCTCCTGTGTTATTGTTTGATGCACCACCGCCTGCACCTCCTGTAAAAAATAATGGTAATGATGTTATTCCGTTTATTGATGGATTTAACGATATAAAACCACCTGACCCATCAGTTCCATTTAAATTGACGTTTCCTGTGCCACCTGAGATTGTTGGACAAAATCCTGAGCCATTAATATCTGCACCGTTAAAGACTGAACCTAAGTTTGTTCCTCCACCAGCAGCCCCACCCGTAGTTATACCCGCTATAGAAATATTTGTTGGGGCCGTAGTCGTTGTTCCTGCACCTCCTGATTGGCCACCAATTGATGTGACTAAACCTAAATCACTCAAAACACTTCCAGCCCAAGATGTTCCCGCTGAGCCAGCAGTTCCCGCATTTGTTCCTGAGTTTCCACCACCAGCAGCGGCCGCCCCACTTTGTAATAATATATTTATTGCGGTAGTATTTGGTTGTACTGACACATATGAAAGACCGCCAGAACCACCATTACTCCCTGTAGTTCCTGAACCTGGAATACCTCCAGGACCAACCTGAATAAATAAAGTATCAGGTATCTGTGATGCCGAAAACATACCTAAAGTAACTGAAGATGAACCACCACCACCACCACTTCTACGTGTTGTAGAACCAGTTCCTGATTGGCCTGAACCACCTCCTCCACCACCACCAATAACTAAAAAACTAACCATTTTAGCATTACTTGGTTTCTGCCAAATTTGCCAAGAATTACTTCCTCCATTGGTGTAGAAGACTTGATTATTTAAATCACTATTTGATAAATGAAACGTATCAATCATTTTTATTTAATTTTAAACCCAAGAAGGAATTACAGTCTCGGTATTAATTATATTATACCCATAAGAACCTTCAAGTATTAATTGATTATTATTTAAATCAACATAATCTATAACGTTACCATTGTCAACAACTTGATAGAATTGACCCTCATAACCATATTCAAATTCACATAAATAATACTCCATATTTTTTAATATTTACCACCAATACAAGTTATCGTGTAACCAGCTGCCACCGCAGTTCCAAGTGTTACATACAGTCTATATCCCGCAGGTAATGCAAAGTTCAACGGTATTTCGTATGTTGAGAGTGCAGATGTTTCAGACAATGTTGTTGCGGCTAATGAAATTTCATCCCACAATGCATTATTTGATGCAGTTGCGGTTGTTGCGCCATTATTTATAAAAACTCTTGCAACTGTTGCTACATTTGTACCTAAAGCCCTAAATCTCAGTCTTTGAACATACCCCCCATTAGACCCTGCGGTAAAAACTAATGATATCGTCCCTGATGTTAAATCTTTAGTTGTATTTGCCGTAACCGCAGAAACCGACCATTGGGTATCCGCTGATGCGGTAAAAATTGGTTGTGTATTTAATGATGTTCCCATATTTAATTTTTAATTTTTATTTATTATTTATACCATATAATTACCTGTGAACATAGTATATGATATCCCATAATTATAAGTACCTATTGGTGTGCTTGAAGCATCAACATATTCAATGGCTCCTGTTGTTGGGTTTCTAGATAAAATTTGAGTGTTAGTATTTTCATTTGTTGGTGTTGTCGTGATTACCATAGTTCCACCACTTATCGTACCATCAACGATTGTATTACCCGTAACATTTAATGTGCTAGCAGTTGTTGCTCGTAATGTAGTATTTCCTGTTACGGTTAAAGGACCATTTATTGTTGCCGATGTCCCGCTTAATTGACTTGTCCAATTCGCCGAACCATTAGCATCAACAGAATATAAAAACTTACCAACACCCTCTGTCCCATCTGACAATCTAACAGCATAATCTCTACCTCCTTGACCTGATGATATAAATTCACCACCATAATATGTGGCTGATGGGTCAGCGGAAATATCAAATACGGATTCACCTTTAATACCAACAACAGTTCCAAAATCATCTCTACCTACACCATTAATTCCAATTCCATTACCATAAGAAAAAATACCTGTTCCCGCCATAAAACTGGTATTTGAATTACCGATATTTATTCCTATTGTTTTTCCAGCAACTTCTAAATCCACCAAAGTTCCACTAGTTACACTTGTTTTACCAATCGCAACATTACCTGAACTGTCAATTACAAATGGCGTAGAATCTGGATTTGTCAAATCTTCAACAACAAAGGCATTACCTGAACCTGTTTGTGTAATCCTAACTAAGTCTGAGGATGTGTTGGAGCTAAACCAATTGACACCAGTATTACCACTAACGACTAAATTTCCTCTAACTGTTGTGTTTCCTGTAACCGTTAAATCACCATTAATGGTTCCTGATGTTCCAGTAAATGCTTGTAAACTTGTATTTCCCGTTACGGTTAATTCACCATTAACAGTCCATCCTGTCACTGTATTAATAAGTGCGGTTAAATCAGGTTGACCATTATTTTGACTAATTGTGAAAACATTGTCATTATAAGTAAATGCGGTTACATAAGTATCGGGGTCAATAGGTAAATTTTGGTACGTTGTTGCTGATACCGTGGTTGCGGTTAATCCATCTAAAGTTGTGTTACCTGTAACATTCAAATCACCATTAACAGTCCAACCTGTAACAGAATTAATTACCACAGTTAAATCAGGTTGGCCATTATTCTGTTTTATCACAAATTCATTATCATTGTAAGTAAAACCTGTAACATATGTGTCAGGGTCAATAGGTAAATTTTGGTACGTTGTTGCTGATACCGTGGTTGCAGTAATAGTATTTGCACTGATAGAACCATCAGCCCTAACAAACATTGTTACAGTTCCACCTGAATTTAACGTCTCAAATAAACTTGTAACGTTATCGGCAGTTCCCGAACCATTCTTGATTGATACAGGTCCTAACGTTGAGTTAGTTGTTATCTCAGGTGTTACTGAATTATTATAAGCTTGTTGTAAATTGGTTGTTGACACACCACCAGCGGACCCAACTGTCTCACCAAATTTTGAGGCGAAAAAGAATCGGGCTTTAGACGTATCACTTAAATCAGTCGCAGTGCTTAAAACAGATAATATACCTATTAAAATTCCATTATTTGTAAAATTACTAAATGTGTTAAATTGTTCTGTTGCAATACCTTCAATTGCTGCAGTTAACTGTTGATATTCTGTTTGACCATATTGAACCCTAAATATACCGTTCTGAACCAAATAAATTCTTTGGTTGGTTGCCTTTGTACCCGAAATTGGTGTAACAGCACCACCAACATCATAATTTGTTGGGTCAATAAATGTAGTATTTGATGCAGTACCACCTGTTTGTGTTCTATATTGGAAAGTACAAGGATTAGTTCCTGATACATAAATAGAGTTAGGACTTAATGTGTCATTTGCGAAATTAATACCTAAACCATATAGATAACCAGCACTTGTATTAAAACTTAAATTAACACCATTAGGTGATGCGTATATCCCCCCATTTATAAGATTTATAGGTGTAAACATATCCCTAAGTTGGGATAATGGTGATAACACAAAATCAGGTTGACTAAAAGCGTTAATAATATTTGTTTTATTAGCATGACCTAATTTACCTAAAAATATATTTTGTCTTCTCTGTTCTTCAGTTAACTCTATATTTGATTGACTAATAGTCCCACCACTTGTTAAGTAAACCCAAGTTTCAGTTGCGGTAGTTACATATGTTGCGGTATGAGTTCCACCACTATAATAAATATAATATAGTTGGGGACTTAATGGATTTGTCGTATCATCAACAATCCAACCCTTAACAGGGGCAACTGTAAATGTTGTTGGTGACGCGATAGTTAAACCTGTAAATTCGAACACACCTGTTGATGAGTTAACTGTTGATATATTATACGAAATCGCAACCCAATTAGACCCATTACTTGCCAATTGTATTGTATTAGTTTCACCTAAAATCACAAATGATTTACCATCAATATCTTGACCTGAAATTGGTTGTACCGTTACCGCACCACCACCATTGTTTTTAACAACTAATAACCTACCTTGTATTCCGACTGCCGATGGTAAATAAACAGTAAATGTTCCACCCGTAACGTCAATCATATAATCCTGAGTAGTTGCAGAATATGTACTATTAATCGTAACCTGTTTGAATGTAACACCACCTGTTGATGTTATACCGTTAGTTTCAGTTTTACCTGTCACATAGGTATTACCCGTAATTTGGACATCCCCATCAATGGTTAATCCTGTTATATTTTTTAATATATTATCTCTTGTTATCTGTTTGGAACTACCCGTTGGGTCATCCGTTGGGTCACTGACATCAACCACATAAAATAAGGTATTACCTGACGCGGCGGATAATGAAGGTAATTGAGTTAATTTTTCGTTAGCCATCTATAATTGAGATATTGTTTTATTTATCTTTAATCATAAATATAACGATTGATGTAATTTTCCATATCAGTTATATATATTATACATATTTATCAATATGAATAAAGAATCTTTGCTCAGGTTGGTTGAGAAAGTTGGTATTTGGGACGCCGCTAAAATGGTTGGTCTAAGTATTACCGAAATATTAACTATCACAAAATACCCATTATACCCTACGGAATCATACGAGGTGTTACTTGACCTTATAAGTCATCAAGAGATTCCCACCAGTTATAAAGAATTTATTATATCCGCAGATAGTTATGAGGGCACCGTTAGTTGGACCCCTTTAACATCAATTAGAACTGAATATAATGGAAGACAATTTACTGAAGGTATTATGATACTCGCAACACCATATTGGGATGGTAGGGCAATATTACCATATAATGTTGAATACTATGTATTAAATATTAATGGATTACATGCGGCTAATGAAGAACAACCCGACTTTTATCTTAGTAGAGAGATACCAAGTAAATTTAGAGATATTGAAGATTTACTTCAGTGGTACGAGGATGTTTATCTACCAGGTGTTTATGATAACATTATTAACACAATTTTACCTCAATTAAGAGCCGAATATATTTAATTTGATTTCTTCTCCAATTGTTCAATGTGGTGTTGTAAATACCATAAAGCTTTCTTAAGGTCCTGTAATTCTTTATCAGACTCTTTCTTACCAGCCCTTGAGATATACTTTACAGTATTACCCAAACTAAAACCTAAGTCCCAAGCATCTATCACCTTGATGGCCTCATATTCATTATTTTTTCCTCCGTAATGTTCTGGGTGGTTAACTTGTTCTTTTTGTTCCATTTTATGCTCGTTTTATTTCTTTTCCGTTTTTATCTAACCATATTATTCTTGGTGAATTTAAATATATCCATTTACCACCAACCCTTTTTGCGTAAGGTACTTTAATTACTTTTTCTTTAACAAATTTATCAGGATTTTCTTTATGTTCAATTAATATTAGTTGGTCTCTATAAGCCCATTCATCAACTTTCTCAAAAATGGTATTATTTACCTCAACTTCATTATTGATATGGTAAAATGATAACTTTTTATTTAAATCATCAACACCTTGATATTCATATGTGTCATTTAATCTGAACGCACCGTTTTTATATTTGTAGAAAAAATAAAAAGTATCTTTAGATATTGTACCGATAAGGAAATAATTGACTGAATCTATTTGATATGGTCCGTCAAACAATTTTATGTTTTTTTGTTTTCCGATGAATTCATTAACCCCATCAATATTATTATTAATTTGAGAAAACCCAATCAAGGTGTTAATGAAACAAAAAACAATTAAAAAAAATCTCATTTTATTTATTTTCCTTATAATTTTTAATCATTTGGTTTAATTTGTCCTCGTATTCTTCTTTTTTGGATATTCTATCTTCAACAATTTTATTTTTGGTAACCATATCTTTAATTCTGTCCGCGTTCATCATTTTTTCTAAAATCTCTTTTGGTATTTTTGTGGGACCTTCTTTTCCAAACGTAGCGTTAAAATTAATTTTTTCTGTGTCTATATTGGACCCATCCATAGTTTCAGAGTCAATTTCATACTCCTCATCATCTCTATATTCTTTCAATAACTCATCATTACTCAATACCCCATTTAAATGTTGTTTTAAGACCTCATAATCTTTTACGACATAATTCATTTTATGCTTCATATCAAATATAGTTTCAGCATTATTAATGGATAAATCTATCTGATGAATAATTTTGTATGGGTCAGCATTTGAAGCTGGTCGTCTATCTTCAATATAACCTTTCCATTCTTTTGCGGTTGATTGTGGAATTCTAATTGATGCTCCTCTGTCTGATACACCCCAACTAAACTTATCAATTGATTGTGTTTCAAACTTACCAGTTAATCTAAGTTCATTAGACGACCCATAATTTTTGATGTGTTCATAGTGTCTTGCCTCAAAACTTGAAAATAAAGATTGAAAATATTCTTCACCCCCAACTTCTCTCATATATTCTGTTGAGAAATTGGTATGTAATCCCGACCCATTCCATTCTCCGTGTTGGATAGGTTTTGGGTGTAGTTCAATCTCATATCCATATTCTTCAGAAATTTTATGTAAGAAATATCTTGTCATCCAAAGGTCATCACCACCTTTCATCTTACCTTTTGAAAAGACTTGATATTCCCACTGTCCTAATGCAACCTCAGCATTTGTTCCCGTAATATTAATACCATAATTTAAACACATGTTGGTATGTTTCTCCACAAATTCTCTACCAACAACATTTGCACCAACACCACAATAAAACTCACCTTGTTGATTACTATGTCTTCCACTATGACCCAACACTGGCATGTTTTTACCTTCACGAATAAAATATTCTTGTTCAAACCCAAACCACATTCCATTATCATCTTCTGTTATTTTAGCTCTTGTATTAGATTGATGTGGAGTTCCGTCAGAATTCATTACTTCACACAAAACATATACCGTAGATAACCTATCAGTCGTATAATGTCTTACAGGTTTTAAAATACAATCAGAATCACCTGTTTCAGCTTGATTAGTTGATGAACCATCAAAATTCCATTCAGGAAATTTACCTGTTAAAAACGCCTCACTTATATCGTCATGACTAACAATTTTAACTTTACTTCTTAGATTTGGTTCTGGTGTGTACCCATCAAGCCACACATATTCTAATTTAACTTTCATGATTATTATTAATGTAGTTTATTATTTCTTCTTCAGATTTACCTTCGGTAAACATATGATATACTTCCTTTGAAAAATCATCCGTCATAAATACCGCATCAGGATTACCCAAATAATTGGTAAGATTGTCAATGTTACTTATGATGTTTTCTTTACTTAAAATTCTCTTATTAAAACCCATTAGGACAAAGTTTTAGTTTCTACTTTTGCAACTTTATATTGATTAATGTGAGATAATATCTTCCTTTTAAAGATAGGTAGTAAAGTTTCTTTTAAAGGAAAAATACTACTACAACTAACTTCAATTATTGGATACGTCTTCTCATCATTTTTTTCATATG